AAAAATATTTTTTATAGATCCCCCAGATTCGTTGCTTACAAATCGATTTCAAAAACAGGGGGGGATCTATAAAAAATATTTTTCTTTTTCCAGCGCATCGATGTCGATGCCTAGATATTCTGCAATTTGTTTTTGTGTGATCAGACCGGCACGATAGCCAAGATATAGTTTCAATGTCATGTCGATTGATTCAAGTAGATCTCTCATATCGAATACCTCTCTTTGCTCGTTCGCCAGTCCTGTCCTGGTATCGTCTTTTCCATCAACCAACGTCCAAGATCAGTCAACTCTCCAGTCAATCGATTCTCTAACTTATTGTGTCCATTGGCTGATACAGATATCAGGTTCCAATCACAGAATCTATATTCAGGATATTCATCTGCAGGATAGATATGATGCACGATCGTTGCTTCTTCCCTCAAGCCATACCACTTCATGACTTGACAGATATACTTATCTTTCTTGAGAATATGCAATCGCTTCTTGCGCCATCGGCTACTGCTATAATCCATGAATATCCACCTTTCTTTTTGGTTGCAGACGATGGAGTCGAACCATCTTCAACAGCTGAAGAGACTGCTATGTTACCGTTACACTAGTCTGCCATTTGGTGCATCGTATGAGATTCGAACTCATAAGAGGTCAGCGTGAACCGCCCCCATATAAATGAAGTCAGTACCTACAAGATAAAGACCTATACAGAACATTTACACTTGCTTTCCAGTTAAGCATAACGATGCAAAAAAAGACCAAGACTCTCTTGTCCTGATCTTTTCGACGATATCATAATAACACACTAATCCTTTTCACATTGTGAAAAATGAAGAAATTTCGAAAGTTCCTTTTTTATCTTATAGACCAAAGTGCCTCGATCGCAGCAATACTCATGTGCTAATTCATCCCAGGATACATCATTGATGAACTTCTTAATTGCTATACCCTTGATGTCCTCATCTTCTATAAGGTTGATGATCGTTCGTATTTCACTCATTTTACCAAACGCAAGTAGCATTTCTTTTTCCACTTGCTTTTGTTTCGTGAATATTTCCAACAATATCGTGTCCTGGCTTTTTGGATTCTGTACACGATCATCACTTAATGATATTCCTTTTGGCTTTTGAAGATCCTTTACCTTCTCATCCAACTTTGCCAGTTCATCTTGAAGAAACAAGTATTCCGTATTAAATCTACGATAGTTATATAACTTGCTCCAAAGAATATCTGTCTTAGCTCGGATATAGTCTTTTCTGTCCATTTACTCTTACCTCCTAGGATGTCCAATCATAGTCTTCGATCGATTTTCTATCTCTGATCATTTTAAAAAGATCGTTTTCATCAATTCCGTTTTGCACGCAAATCGTGCCTAACTTATGAACTTTTCTTTTCTGCTCGTCAGCTGTGTAACTCTTCTGGATTTGACGAGCAATCATGTCATAAGGACCTGATTATCACACACTTTATCGAATCCTCTATCGACTAATTTGTCAATCATGGCTCCTCCTTTCTATGTGTAGATTACTACATATTATCTTCACAATGCTTAACGTTTCAAATGTTCAATATTTATCGAATATATTTCCGCTTTTTCAACATCAAAAACTTTTTAAGATTTTTGACCCTGTTTTTTTATTAATTTTATGAATATGAATCGCTCTTTTTTATCGATCTTGTTTTTAATTTCTCTCGGAGACTCATAATACATATCACCTATTTCCACTAAATTAAGATCGATTACAAAATAACTCGACCTCTCTATCGTCATAGGTATATATGAAGGATCTACAATTTCTATACGTTCTATATCTTGATTCATATTTATTCCTCCTTAGAATGGTAGATCATCTGAATCAAGATCCAATGTATCACTAGAATCAAAATGTTCATTATTGCCTATTTCTGAAGCATTGTTTTCTTCTAATTTTTTAGATTCTAAAAATTGAACGCTATCTGCTACAACTTCAGTCACATAAACCTTATTCCCTGCACGATCATCATAGGATCTAGTTTGAATACGTCCTTCAATACCAATCAAAGAACCTTTACATCACTTTTAATTGATCCAGGCAGATACTTACATCTGCCATTTCTTCAATTAAATGTTCTCTAACTGTCATTGGTACTATTTCTTTTGAACGTAAGCATTTGCTGATAGCTTGAATTAATTCAGCACATTCTTCCATTGCGATATTTGATTGAATTTGAATCCCATATTTATCAATGATTTTTTGAATTAATTCTTTTTTCATTCCACTACCTCACAATTCTCTATGATTTCATAAATTGTCATTGACGTATCAGTTACACCTTTAAAATGTCCTTTTATTAACATTGGTGAAATGATAATCGTATTGTCTAAAGTAAGCTCGTTAACATGATCACCAGCAAATTCCCTAAAAGAAGCAAGCAAATCATATTCCCACTGTTTTAGTTTGATTGGTTCTTTATGTTCTTGTAAAAGCCAATCGACGAAAGCAACAGAATCGCTGGGATAATAGTTAATGTATTTTTTAGAAAAATCGCTAAAGCCATTCCCAACATTTCTATGTACCATTGCTATCTCTATTGCATTATTTTTAATACATTCTTTTAGTTCATCTTTATAAAATTCCAAATTCGTCATTCTGTTTCTCCTTTAAATGGTTCTTGTAATGGTTGCCATGCAATAATCTTAGGTTTGTCAAAGGTTTCCTCTAACGTCCAGACTCCATTTACAGTACGGTCTATACCAATCATCAACTCATCATCCAATAACACTGTTACTAGACATAATGGAGAACGCATAATTTCTTCATAGAACTTTTTTTCTTCAGGCAATCTCTCATTACATGGAATCCATTCGCCTACTTTTGGTTGTTCATCGATTATTCTTATAACTGAATCTTTAAAGTGTTGAGCATATTCGTTTAATATAGATTTCTCTGCTCTTAATCCTGTTATTGTTACTCTTAAGCTTTTTATTTGCTCTATCAATTCTTTTTCATCAATCATTTGAACCCTCTTTCCATACGTCTGGCATTCGCATCCATGCTAAACCTTTTAGATTTCCACAAAACATTTCTAAATTGCAACCATCCGCATCATTTACAAACATATCTTCCCAAACTTCCTCGCCATCTGACACTAATATTTGTTCTCCGTTATCTGGCAATGGAACATCCCATATTTGATCCGTACCGTACTCTTTCTTTTCGTCTTCATCACATGATCTTAGTTTGAAAGGAATCCATTTCTTTTTTTCTTCATATCCATCAATGAACTTTTCATCTAAGCAATATTCAACGATTGCTTTAAATTCTTCTGCATTGATCCATGTAGTTTCATCGGCCCAATAACCAGAGATCAACAAATAACCATCCTCAAGTGTTATTCTTGTTTCTGAATCTTTGTTTAACCAAGTTCCATCAATATCTCTTTTAAATCCTAATTTTTTTAACATTATTTTTGATTTCATTCCAACCACCCTAATTCTTTCATCTGTAGCATTATTGCGTTAAATAATTTGTTGTTAATAATAATAGGACCAAATATTTCATAAATATTATCAGATGTTTTTTTATAAATCCCTGAACAAAACGTGTTCTTAAAAAATTTTATTTCTGCAATCATGTCATAAAATACAAGATGATATGTAATAGGATCATTTTCGATTTTCACATACCCTAATTTTTTAAAAATTTCTTCTGCGATCATTCCTGTACTTCCTTTCTGTAAAATCTGTTAGGTTCATAATACTCGCCAATCCTTGTATCAGTAGTGTATGTAAAATATATAAAGCCATCTTCTAAAAGTTCGTTTATCAATCTATATTTTTTTAGCTTTTTGTCATAAACAACATTACATTCTTTCAACTCTTCCCATGTTAAAGGTGGATTTGAGAAGTGTTCCATTATTAACAATGTCAACAAATTACTGTCTTCATCTATTGAATGTCCTCTGTTTATATCGTGATACACGTTCTGAACGTCAACCTTTGCAAAATATGGTCTTAACAACCTTGTAAGTGCATTATCACATTCTTCTCTATTTAACATTTCGCACCTCTTTTCTATAAAAGCGGTTTGGTTCATATTCCAAATAATTTGTAATAAAAGAATTTTCGGAACGTTCGAACTTGACATAAATAATTCCATCCAGTTCAACACATCCTAGTGAACGTATGCATTCTTTATTAACGTTATCCCATATCCATATACCTTTTGGGATTTCGTCCATATATAGAGGTGGATTTGAGAAGTGTTCTTCGATTAAATCTGTTAATAATTTAATTTCTTTTTGAAACCCACATGCCCAATAGAATAATTCTTCTTGATTTCCACCTCGTGCGATAATATCTTTTAAAGCGTTTAAACATTCTTCTCTGGTCATTTAACTTCCTCCATGCCCTTTGGTCTTTTTTCCAGTTTTATGATGCCAAGGCTTATTCCGTCCTATTAAAAGCGAATGCATTCTTTCTGAAGAAGGCATTTGTAACGATTTTGTTACATTTTCAAGATTACTGAATATATAACATAGAGCTAATTTAGCTTCTTCTGAATTGCTATATCTTCCAATAACAACCGTTGCTTTTCCTGCAGCCTTATTCAATAAAGCAATTACATCTGTATCTGCATAATATATGTCGACAACATGATCGGTATTCACCATGCAGTCTCCAATATTGCTAATGATCCACATCCAATTCCCTCACTTTCATTTCCAATCGAGTCAAGATCAAATTGGATTCTGTTTTCTCTGAAAAATCGCTAACCTTAATCTAGTAGGAATTACTTCCTCTTTAGGTACATAAAACTTAATATTCATTCTCCCACCTGATTTCTAAATAATAATTAATTAAATCATAAGTAATTATAGAAACAATTATGATAATCCAATTGAATAAACCTGTTATCCCAATTGATTCAAGACCTAACTTCATCGAAAAGTAAATTATACTGTAAAATATAAAATCCAAAATCAATAACAATATTTTCATTAAATAACCTGCTTTCCTATTTTTATATTTATTCGAGTTTTTTTTCTAGTTTATCGAATTAAACTCGTATTCAATGTTTCTTTCTATTTTTGATTATCCATCTCATGAAGAATTTCATTGATGCGTTCTTCTGATAGATAATTTCCAACACAATATGTTATCTGCATGCCATCTCTTTTTATTTCATAATCATAAACAAAATGAATATCATACGCCTCAAAAGGCGCTGTCTTGGAACCAAACGATACGACTTTACCTTTGTAAAGATTGCAAATTACAAGCAAACCTTTATTACCGCTGAATCTAAAAATCCAACGATTCCTTTCTATGTTTCTATTATCGTAAAAATGAGATTCAAGATATGTTTTAAAATCGGTTTTTAAATCCATAATTCTCCTCCACACAAAAGGCTTATTTTTACATCATTCATTAAAAGCATTCTCCTTCGTTTCCTTAATTATGTTTATTGCTTCTGTATTATTGATTGTGTGTTTATACAAACCATTCTCGATAATAAACATAGGATAATATCCTGGATCTCCCCAACGTTCTTTTAGATATTCGCTCTTTAATATGTGAACTTCAATTTTGCAAATATCTGTATTTTTTAATCTTTTTAATCTTATGATTTGATTTTGATCATATGATAAAGTACCAACAATTTCCCAATTATCATTGTTATGTAAATATTCTTTTCTTTGAGTATTATTTTTAAGCATTAATATCTAATCCTTTCCATTTTTTGTTTTTTCATTTTTATTGTCGTTCTAAGATAAATCCTAGTCGTTTCTAATGAACTATGTCCAAGTATGTCAGCAAGTTCTGCTAATCGGCTTTCATTGCCTTCCAGGAAATAATAAGCAAATAAATGTCTAAAACTGTGAGGATGTACCTTTGATTTCTTGATTCCTCTGCATTCTCCTGCCAGGTCTTTCAAACATCGATAGATCCTGGAATAGGACAATGGCTGTCCATCCGGATTTCTGAATATAGGACCTGAAGCAATATGATTTTCTTTGGCATATCGAAGAAGATCTCTTCTCAATGTTCCTGGTACCGGTACTTTACGTGTCTTTCCTTTGTTTGTCACTTGAACAAAGTCTTTAGATGCTTTTAATGCATCCACTGTAAAGAAATCGATTTCTTTAGCACGGATGCCTGTAAACCCATATACCGATAAGATTAGATATGTTCGCATATCCCCTTTTTCCTTGGCCTTTCGTCTCATCCTTTTGAAATCAGATGGATTTAGGATATCGTCCAAAGAATCAGGAGCCTGAATACGAATGTTCTTCACGACATTTTTTGAATAGTGTTTTTTCAACATAGTGAAATCAAACTCATCTGTGTTTTCTACGACCTCGCAATATTTAATAAATTTATTCAGGATCGTCAGATATACGTTGACCGTTGATGGCTTGTATTTTTTGATCAAGTGATCCTTGTAAGCCAGGATATCTTTTTTTGTAACTTCCTGGCCATCTTTTAGTTGATCGACAAAATCAGAAGGTATACGGCGATATGCAGATATCGTTTTGGATGATTTTTCATCACATATCTCTTCTTCGATAAAAGAATTGATCTTTCTTCTTAAGTTTTCTTTTTTCTTCGAATCACCTACTTTACGAAAAGGCATGAATATACCTTTCCATTCACGATGAAATGTCTGTATTTTTGACTTTCCGGTATTTCTTCATTTTCCACCGGTATCAAAAGCATCGTTGTCCCTGGTACAATCTCCTCTTCATACTCGGCACCATATTTCATCTGGTTCTTGAATGATGCGATATGGACATTGGATTTAGCTTTATCTCTCATGCAGGTTGCGATCATACGACTAGCCCTCCTTTTAAGTTCTGAAACTGTTGGTTGTTTTTATTGAATATAGCTTCTCTTTTACCCGTTCTCCCTCGATTCTTGGCACAGATCAGCTCGTACCTCGGTGTCGAATCCGAGTAATCCTTGGTACAGTCATTCAATAGAACAACTGAATGAGCAGTTTGTTCAACTTCTCCAGAATCTTTCAAATCAATCAACTTTGGTGTATCGTCTGAATTACGATTTAACTGACTTAGTGCAAAAATCGTACAATCAAAATCTTTCGAAATATTATTCAAATCAATCATGATCTGTTGAACACGTTCACGTGTATTATTGATCTTTCGATTGGTGATATAACCAATATGGTCAATAAACACCAAACAGTGTTCACTTCTGGATTCTCTTGCTATGATCTTTCGAACCCCTTCGATCGATTTGGAACCTGAATAGATCTTGATCTTCAATTTTTTATCAAATCGATGTGCTGCAATCTTGAATTTTTCCAATTCTTTATCTTTCAAGTACGTGAAGTTTCGAATTGGTACACCACTTTGGATTGCCATTAACCTCTGATAGATTTCTTTCTCTGTCATCTCCAGGTTGAAGTACAGACATTTGTACTGCTCGGCCAAATCGTTCATGATATTCAACGCATAGGCTGATTTACCAACACCGGTCCTCGCTGCAATCACATTAACTGTCTTTTTCGATGGTTGAACCACTTCTTCATAAAAAGCCATTTTTCTAAAATGGATCTTTTCCTCGACTCTTTGAAGTTCATCCAGGATCTTCTGTTCTGACCATTTGGATGCAGTGCCTAAGTTGAAGTCCTTGCCAAGTGAAGAAATCTGTGATTGGTACTCATCAAATGTAATCTCTTCTGCGTTTACACTGTCCAATTTTGAATAAGATTCACGAATCATCCAACTTGTCTGTAATTGATCCAATAAATCATCATATCTTGATTTTTCATAGGCATGATCCATCAATGAGATATATGTGTTTTCCAGACCTTCTTTTGATAGTTCCAAAACAATATCTTCCATTGCCAGCGTATGTTTGGTAGAAAATACTTTCTTGCATACTCTAACGATTTCTCTAAGACCTGAATTTGTAAATAGTTCGACCTTTAAATTTGGGTCCTGGATGAACTTATCGTCAAAACAGGCAATCGCTGCAAGATGATATTCCAGGGTTCCCTGTTTTTCTGAGATCATCGGATATCACCTCTATACGTATGGCAATGTATCATTGCTTTGCCTTCTCTTTCGTTCCTGGTTCTCCCACGTTCTAACAGCTGCTTTCCAATCCTTCATCTTGTTCTTTCCAATCATCCAGCCTTTGGATTCATAAAAATCAAAAAAACGTTGTGCATCGACATTGTTATTTCTCTTCCTACAATAGGATGTAATTTCAATGACCGATGGTATCTTGAATCGTTTCTTCTCGTCATCATCTGCATCCAACTTTTCTTTTTTATTTATTTTTTCTTTTAATATAAATATATTATCTATATTATTGGGCGAACTGAGTTCGTCTTTTTCGGAACAAAGTTCGCCTCGACACGAACTGAGTTCGCCTTGACATGAACTTTGTTCGTCTTTTGCACACGAACTTTGTTCGCTTTTTAACGAACTTAGTTCGTCTAGACTTCTTGTTCTAAGACCTGAATCCGACTTATAAATGAGACCATTTTGGGTCAATTTATTAAGTGATTTCTGGACCCCTCTTATGGACGAATTGCACCAGAATGCTAGGTACTTCTGGCTTCCTACAAATCCGGATTTTTCGTCCTGTGAAAAACCAAATATGATAGCATAGATGATCAGATCCATGCCCTTCAATTTCAGTTCCTCTATCATCCAGTCCTGGATCACAAGATAATTTGATAAACTCATGTTCCTTCCTCCTTTTGTTTCAAAATTCTCAAACAATACTTCCATTTCTCTAGCTCAATTTCTTTATCGATGAGCTGTATTTTATATTGATTTTTTTCGCTCGTTCCCTCTTCCAATGTCATTATCTTTTGACGATAAAATGCTAAAAGGTATTCCGAGTTCTTAATCTGAAGATTAATAAATTCGTTCAATTCATTCATGGTCACTTTCTTCCAATTCTTTTAATAACCTTTCGGCCTTTTCAATCTGAATATCCATTGACTGTTTTCTTGCCTTCATTTCCATGATGAAATGTTTATATTCTTCTTCCGTGTCGGCAATCTTGTATCCTTTGCTGGCACTGAATCCAACTATCAAAACATCTTTGTATTTTCCATCTGACAAATTGATTCTTTCTTTGGTTTTCCTTAATAAACGATCTGGACGTTTGCTTTCTTTGTCGAAGTTTAAAGCTACGATTAGATTTGATCTAGATTGTTTTCCAGTTCTTTTTAAAAGATCAATCAAAACATCTTCTTTCATAGTTCTTTACCTTTCTTCTTATTCCTGTTATGTTCAAATCCCTCATCATAAAACTTTCCGCTGATGTAATTCGATTTATCATTTTTTTTGACATACATAACTGTTTCTTGCAAACCTCCAGGTACGAAGTAACAATGATCACAACCAACGAAACCGCTTATCATCAATGTATCTCCAACCTTTGTTCTATGACCGCAGTATGGACACTCAATAACTACATCCATTTCATTTTCTGCATCTTTAATAATTGGAATTGGAGGCTGAGTTAAAGATAAAAACACCAGTTTTCGATCATCTGAAATCATGATTTTACATCCTCATTGTTCTGATTATTTTCCATATCACCAAACAAGATCTTGTTTAACTCAGCTTCAATCATTCCCGCAACTGTCGCGTTTATGAAAAGAAAATCTACAAAACCTTCTCCCTGTGGTGCTTTGTTCATAATATTAGACACGGCTAAAACAATTGAATTTTTAAGTTTTTCTTCTGTTAATGTTATTTGTTTCATCTTTTAATCTCCTTCTATTGCTCCTGACCTATAAGCAGAACACCGGTAAAAGTTTTTTCGATATGAAACACCAATCTGTCTGCACATTATCAATTGGATTTGTATAGCTTATAAGAACTGATTCAGAATGTAGGACTCACGCAACTCCGATGTTCTGCTTGTAAGCCAGGAACTTTCTGTGTTAAAATAGGAGTGGATATTTTAGGCTATCCACTATTAAGCGCTCTTGCTTTGGTCGGCGGAAGGCGCTTTTTTTATTTGCACTGAAACTTTTGTTGATCTATTAAGATTCAGTGCTCTTTCTAAGGCTTCTTTTAAGCGACTTTCTTTTAATGTTCCATATATCATGATTTTCTCCTTTCTAAAGCATTGTGAGCAACATGGATGCAGCGACTGTTACCAAACACCCTGCACAGAAAGCGACTGTTAGCTTTACCATATTGCTTCCTTCTTTTTCCTCTTCCTGGATCATCTCTTGAACCGCTGCATGACGATTTACATTTTCCATCATCTGATATGTCAGCCTATCATGGATCTGTTCTCTTTCTTTTTTTGTCATATTCTCATCCCCTTTCTGTGATAAAATATTCTTAGATTGTGAGGTAATACATTAATTTATCAATAGATATTAATTATCAACACTGTCAACAAAGCGACCTTACTTCCAAGTTATTGATAATTTATGGGAGTTTGTCCCATCTGTATGTTCTATACAAACATCAAAACCTTTCTTAGAATTCATTGATGAATGGTACCAACTAAATAATTCTTCAAAACTATCAAATTCAGGAATATCTTCCCTATTCACACCTAACGATTTTGATACAAATTCATAAGCTTCTAACATGCTCATATACTCCATTCCTTTAGGACCTGGATGGCCTTTAGGACATCCTTTATACATTTCCATCTCTACACCTCTTTCTGTTTTGAATGTTTCCAAATTGTGATAAAATATATATGCCCTATGAGGCAAAGGAGGAACGCTTTTGAAAGCAGTTTTGAATTTGCCCTGCTCTCTTTTTCAATGAATGAAGCCTATTTTCATTCATTGAATCCATCAGCTAATGGGCTTTTTAAATTATTAATTTTATGCAGAACTGAAACTGCATAAGTGATGGAGCCCCCATAGAAGCATTAAGTGCAATTTAATGTAGTTGTTTTTGTTTGTATAAGGTACTTGTGTATCACCGAAGGTACATAAGGAACTTGTATATCATTAATGACTTGCAAGTGCTAAGAGTGAACAAATTCAGACAAGCGTCAGTAGAGATTGCACCTCTATTGGCGTTTTGTTTTTTTTAGAAAAACATTTCATCAATATCCACATCTGAAAACCTCGATTTCAATTTCCTCAAAAATTCGAAACTTGGTTTTTGAAAACCGGATTCAACTTTTGAATAATAAGATTTAGATACACCTATTTCATCAGCCATCTGATTTTGTGTTAGGCCAAGATTATCTCGAAACTCTTTTAAGCTCATATGTGTTCCTTTCTAGGATGTTGATTCAATTTCGTGACATCATTCTCTAAAAAAAATATAATTCACACTCTTACCCAAAGCATTAGCAATTTTAACTTTGATTTCATCACGTGGACTTCTTTCGCCAGTTTCGTACATACATATTGTAGAAACGGCTACACCAATCATTTTTGCTAATGTTTCTTGAGAATAATTTTTCTTTTCTCTTAGAGCTTTGATGCGATCCCCCACCGTTTTATTATCCGGCATATTTTCACTCCTTTCATATCACGAATCGTGACTACACCATTATATTACAACGAGTCACGAATCGTGTCAATAATAAATTTCACTTTTTGTGAACATATTTAATTGTCAATGTTCACATTTCGTGATATTCTTTAAGTGTAGAAAGATAATAAGGTGTAAAAGAAATGAGAACTATTGGAGATACTATAAAATTATTAAGAGAAGAAAGAAGATTATCTCAACAGCAATTGGCTGATATATTAAATGTTGCTAGAAGTACAATCTCTATGTATGAATCAGGCTCTAGAATCCCTGAAGACGATATGAAGGATTTAATTTGTGACTATTTCAATGTTGATATGAATTATCTTTATGGAAAAACAAATACAAAAAATTCATATAGAGAAGAATCTGAAACCCTTTCTAAAGTAAATATCATCTTTGATGATTACTTCCCTCTTCATTACTGTACCAATCTATCAGCTGGATCACCTACTGAACTGTTAGAAGCAGAACTAGATGCTGTGGTATATGTTCCAATCAAGTTCCAGAATCGTAAAAAAAGACTCCATGCCTTTCAAGTAAATGGAACGAGTATGAACAATGTTATTCAGGATGGATCTATCGTAGTAGCTGAAGAAGTACCAGATACAGTGTTAAAAGAAGGAACTATCGTAGTCGCTTGGCTAGATGGAGAAGCCACAGTGAAGAGGTTATATCCCGGAGATAGTCAAGTGATGCTGATGCCTGACAGTTCAGATAAAGGACATCATCCAATTACAGTCAATTTAGAAGATAATCAACTCTATATTATCGGACGAGTAATTTGGCATATGAATCCAGATGATATAGCAGAATACTATTAGGAAGGAGTGATGGGGATGGATTATCAACATATTTATTTATATATGGATGATTCTGGTAAGATTTCAAAATCTGAAGATTACGCAGTCTTTGCAGGAATTGTATTTCAAAATACTAGTGAAAAGTCCAAATTTACTAATATGTATCGCCAGATAAATGAAGAAATTAAATGTAAATATTGTACAGAAGATAATCAAACTTGTTCTTTGGTTTGTCCTGAGATAAAAGCATTCAGCATAAAGCCAAAGCATAGACGAAGAATCATAAATTTAAGTAAAGAATACACTACATTTGCGACTGTCATATATAACAAAAACCTTCATGGTTATATTGTTAATAATAAAGCATCTAAAGGTAGATTTAACGAATATGCACAAAGACGGATTATTAAGACAACTATCAATAACTTAATTTCTAGAAGAATTATAAATCCAAATCTTCCAGTATATCTCCATGTAAACATTGATGAAATGCCAACTAAAACTAATGGTTATTATACATTGCATGATGGTTTGATTGAGAAATTGCGTTATGGAATTATCAATTATAATTACGGAACTATTCATAAACCGATATTACACAATGATTTAAAATTGAATGTTGTATATAAAGATTCTAAAAATGATTTTGGAATCCAAATGGCGGATATTTTAGCAAATACTGTAAGACATTCTTTTGTTATCAATAACAATTGGTTTGAAACATCTGAATATCTTAGAGCAAAATGTCATTTAGATATATTACTAAGGCTACCTAAATAAAAAAGTCTGATATTTCTATCAGACTTTCCTAACTGGGAAGACGTACTTATCATACGCTTAGTATTATTAACCATTCGCCAGCTATTGACCTGTCGAGGAGTAAGTACCTCCGGTAATATTATTGTAATTGATTCACTAAGAAAATGTCAAATAAAAAAATCCTCCAGCACTGGCAATGCTGAAGGTTGTTAAAGAGGTGTACGGCAATACACCTTGTACATAAAAAGTATGAGCACTAGTCATATAACTTTTTATGTACTCATTTTATCAAATTTAAATAGAAAATGAAAGGATGGGTACTTATGAAAAAAGCTAGACTTTATGCAAGAGTATCAACTGCAGAACAAAAGAGGAAGAATATATCAATCCCAGTTCAAATCGCAGCGTTAAATGACTTTTGTTCAAATAATCAATATACAGTGGTAGGAACTTATATTGATAACGGTGTTTCTGCATCATCATTAACTAAAAGGAAGCAATTTTTAAAGATGATTGAAGAATCGGAACAAGGCGATTACATACTCTTTACTCGATTAGACAGATTTTCGAGAAATGTGTTAGATGCAAATAAAATTGTTAAAGAATTAAACAAAAAGAAAATATACATAATCTCTATTTTCGAAGACGATATAAATACTTCTACAGCTGATGGTATGTTCATGTTTAATTTACGTGTTTCTTTATCACAAAGAGAAATAGAAAAGGACTCAGAGCGTATTTTAGACGTATTTGAGAGCAAATTGAAGAAAGGTGAAGTATTGACCGGTCAAATGCCTTTGGGCTACGTAGTTCGTTCAAAAAAGCCGTGTATCAACGAATTCGATGCCGAGATTGTTCGCTTTATCTTTGATACCTATATTCAGTGTGGAAATCTAAATGAAACGGTACGTGAAGTTATTGCAAAGTATTCAAAACCAATGTGCCCGTCAACCGTTCAACAGATCATTGCAAATGAGAAATATATCGGAAAGTACAGAGGTATAAATAATTACTTTCCGCCAATCATAGATGTAGATACATTTTATGAGGCAAACAAAGTATATAAAGAAAGATATGTAAAAAACAATAAGAAAAATGTAACATATCTATTCAGCGGCTTACTGCGCTGTGAAGTTTGTGGTCATAGGATGTCTTCATATTATCGCATAAGAAAGAATATCAATTACTATTACACATGCCAAAAAAAAGTAATGGGTGGCACCATTCAGCACTTTTGTAAAAGCGAGAAAAAAATTGAAAAAGAGTTATTAAAAAATATAAAAACAGTCATCAAAAATAACATTGTTTCAGTATCTGAAAAGGATCTTGCGGAAAACCACGAGGAAGAAATAAAGAAATTAAAACAAAAACTTGAAAGAGTCAAAGAACTATATATCGATGGATACATTTCAAGAGAAGAGTTCGATGATAAATCTTACGACATAAACTCTAGATTGGTACAAATTGATGCGGATGGAAGTGCAGCAGTAATCAGAAGGAATGAAAAGTTAAATGTTTTACTCGAGTCGGATATATCATCAATTTATGAGAAATTCGATAGAAAACAAAAGGCTATCTTTTGGCGAAATTTGATTGATCATATAGTCGTCCACAAAGACAATTCGCTTGATATTTACCTTCTTTAACTGTGTGGATAATCCATTGTTATTTTTTCCCTACAAAGTACATTAAACTCAAGTAGTCCATTAGGACAAGTGAAGTTTAATGTACTTTTTTAAATTTATCTCAAAATGTCAGGATTTTGTAAGATTTGATCACTACACTATTAATCAGGAGGTGATAAAATTGGAAATTGAAATCAAGCCTGAAGATCTATCTTTATTTTTAGATAAGATTGGGCCTAATAATATTAACAGGATAGAAGTGTTTGGAATCAAAGACGATGGATCAAGAGAGAAAATCGATTTATCTGAATATTTAAAAAAGCTAGACCATTTAGTCTAGCTTCATTTCTTCGAAACATTCATCTTCTTCAGTTTTGCTTATATATAGATTATCCATATCATCTCTGGATAATAACAACCCATCATCTAATTTTACATAGCCATTTGGATCTGCGATTCGTTTCAAATCGCTTAATGAATAATCTTCAAAAATTCCCTTTTCTTGGATTGCTTCTTCACTTACAAATAATTTAATCATATTATTTATCCTCCTTATTTTTTATCTCTGTTTTTTAAAATGATTGAAACGATTAGTTTAGCGATTCCTATTGCTATAAGAAAAACTCCTAATTTTACTAACATATTATCTTAAAATGAGTTATAATTGGAAGAGAAGTTAGGGGAGTAACTTCTCTATAGCGATCAACGCTATACCAATTATAAGATCTATAATCGAGGATATTAGTAATTCCTTCCAATCGATTTTAGATCTTTTTTTCTTACTCATCTCTTTACCTCCTTTCCTCTTTACACTATAATTATATCATTTTGATATAATTTGTCAATACATTTTTATATTATTTTGAATTATTTTTATATTATATTGAAATATTTTAAAGTTTTAGATATACTAAATGTGAGGTGAGAACATGATTATTTCAGATAAAATTAGAGCTTTATTAAAAATGAGTAATGTAAAATCAAAAGATTATGCAGCTGCATTGAACCTTAGTAATTCAGCAGCTCTTAATACAAAATATGTAAGAGGATCTTTTAAAATACAAGATCTAATCGTTCTGGCAAATGTGACTGGAACAAAGCTGGCTTTCCTGGATGAGCAGAACAAGCCTTTGATAATTTTTGAAAAAGAGGACATAGAAGATGACAAGGATTAAGAAGTTCGTTAACTTTCTATGTGACCTCATGGTCATTGATCAACCAAATATTTATATTGTGGACAAAGGAGGATTCAAAGATATTGATGGTGTATCGACAGAATCATTTGAATTGAAAGATAGTTCTGCAGCTACCACCATTGTAGAGGAAAACAAAATATACATCGATATGAATGTGATCGATAAAGCTATGCTATATACCATATTAGCTCATGAATTAAGACACATATACCAATACCAATCGATCATGCATCCGTCCTGGGAAGAACCAATGGCAGAAACATGGAAAGAAGAAATACTGAATTATAATGGATCAGATATTGAAGGATACGAAAACCAGTCAATCGAAATCGATGCCAATGCTTTTTCCAAGTTGATCATAAACGTTGTTTTTAAAAAAGATTTTGAAGTGAACTGCGATCAAGAATTGCTGAAGAAACGCATCCAAGAATTGATGAATGATTTCAGTTATGAAGAAATCAAAGAATGCTATGAATATAATATAGGACCACTTCCAAACATCAAAGCATAAAAAAAGAACCTGCCCTCGTCATGAAGGCAGGCTTTTTTACACAGTCAAAATAATTTAATAGGTACTATAATTCAATTGTTGTTTTTTAGTGTTTCTGTCACTTTGTGCCGATTATACGATTTCCAATTTCGGCCCAAACTTTAAAATACTCATTCATCGCATCTGTATCAAGATCTGGGAATGTTGGGATATTTGGTTTATCTTCTGGAAGCTCCTCATCAATTGGATCGGATTTTAGTTTATCAAATTCAACATACAATACATCCTTGTCAATTGGTTTCGATGTATATTGGTAAAGATCACATAATTCTGAACGATCTGCATTTAAATTACCATCGTTTGAGATCCATGCAGCAATCCACTTAGGATATCCCATTTCTTCAATATATGTTCCAAACCAACTTTCTGATGCATAAATACCTACATAGTATCCATGCTCTTTAAAGAATTCACAGAAGATTTTACAAGAATCAGTGCAACGTTCTTTATTCATCACACCATTCTTGCCTTTGTAACCATCTGCATCTTCCATATCGAACCAGATACCAAGATCCGGCACGATATCATGTTCTTTTAATAAATTGTAAAGGAATGTAGCTTGTTCCAGTGCTTGCTCATCATTTAGCGCATAGTCATATAGATACACACCATATGGAATGTTAGCTTTTCTACATTTTTCTACATTTTTTAAGAAGTATTTATCCTCATTCGTACCATATGCTGCACGAATGATTACAAATTCATACTTCGATACATCAAAGTCCCCTTGATGCTCAGAAATGTCACATCCCCAATGTTTTACATTTTTTGTAAAATCCGGTTTAGTTGGTTCTTCTGGCTTTTCAGGATCCACTGGTTGAGATGGATTCTCTTCCTTTACTTCACTGAAAGTTGCCCATTGATCATCGCTTCCTTCAGCTGGTCTAGCTTCTGTAGGTGATACCGCTGCAAAGACACGAATGCTTGGGTCTTTGTCATATTTCCATGAAATGTAACGATGCCCAAATCCAACTAATTTGTAATCATACTGTTGGACTTCTCCTTTATACATTGCGCCAAAAGCAGGACCAGTTGGACTATCACGATGCACTGTGATTGGAATATCGTTTCTGAATGTTGCCACGCCAATTTCAGGTATCAGCATGCTTGGATCATAACTATCGGATGCACTTCCACCACCACTGAAACATTTAGGTCTGAAGGCAGTAGCGAATGTAGCACTGTATGGAAGCCTTACGATGTTAAAAGCTCCACCAGCGCCTCCTTGGTTCTGGCCTAAGAAATTACCATATCCTCCACCTGCATCACTGTCAAAGATTGCAATATGAGAATAAGGAGTCGCAGAACATTCAAAGAACACTGCAATGTCTCCTGGTTGCATCACGCTGACTTCATCGCAGAAATTCAAGATACCATTCGATGCACGATTGTTCCAAATGTCTTTAACATAACCGGATGTTGAACAATGGATGCGACTGTATCCCAATCGTTCTAGATAGTACATTGCACCGTCCCAGCACTGGGCTCCATAATACCCATCTAGATCATAGGCACGTCCTAAGACTTGATTTTTAAAATCGATATAGTTCATAATTTTAAACTCCTAAAGAAAAGAGTGATTATTCGCTCTCATTTTCTTTATTAATCAATTTATCTGCAACTTCCAATCCTTCCTGCAATACCATAGGTACATTGAATCCAGCTTCGACAAAGTTTTCAATGATTGATCTTGCTTCATTAACAATTAATGAAGCTAACACAAACCATCCAAGAACGGTTGTGATTTGAAGATCTACACCAATTGTTGAACCAACTTCAATTAGACATGCTGCAATACCAAAGCCAAAGGAAATCATCAACCAGTATCCTAATTTCTTCAAAACACCTTGCCAACCTTTCACACTGTTCTCTTTTCCAGCCATTCTGGACTTCATCCAACCAGTAATCCAGTCGATAATATTTAAAATCAAGAAAAAGGCAAACAAGAACCAATGTTCACCAAATATCATCGTTAGAAAAGTAATAATTGCGCCTACAAGTGCATTGTATGAATCTACAAAATCAAATGCTTTCATTTTTTTCATATCCTCAACCTTCTATTCTACTCTTTCAAAATAATTTCCAACTAAACTCGCACAAGATGCGTATAAGGGCTGTCCGCTGCCTCTGATGCATCTATAAATGATTCCATCTTCGATGTAGTATTTTCCGTTAGAAACAGTCATTGTTTGATCATAAGGGATAGGATCTTCTAATGTTCCTTCATGCTCAACGTCAATTCTTTCATATAAAGATGCCGTTTCAATTGATGGTGGTTGATTTTCAAGTACAACAGGAATGTCTTGACGTACTTTCCACAACTCACCTTGATATTCAATTCGGTTTTCTTTCCCTTGCTCATTTAACTTTGTCAATGGTTTACCTTTATAACTTTCCCAGGTTGGAAATACACTAATACAATTCAATGCTTGTTCATCGCTCATTAGCATGACTGCACAATTGATTGCATACTCTTTATCTGCCGTTAATTCAGCTACTGGTTCTTCAGCTTCAGGTTTTGAAAGAACAACACGATAGATTACTTTTTCTTCTTTATCAACCTTATAACCAAATTCATCAATGACTGTATATCCTTCATAAGAATCATCACCATACATAATTGGATCTTTATTTGTCGCAAAGGCATCCTGGATTGCTTCAATTTCTGATGCACATGTAAATGTTACATTCAATGTATCGTTGATTTCTTGAATTAACTCATTGCACAACGTAATATCCAATGATCCAATCTTGATATCTTTTGATGGTTCTATATATGTAGGATTGTCATCATAGATCTCTTCATTCATTTCTTTTTTCAATTCTTCACTCATGTTTTTTACCTCTTTTCTTTAAAATAAAAAGCATGAAAGAAGGTACTCAATCATGCTTTATGAACAACTTTTAACAGATTGGCTAAAAAGCCAAAAAATCTATCTGAAATATTCTACCTATACCAATTACTGCAATATCACGCATAATCAAATCATTCCTAATCTTGGAAATTATGAAGTAGATCAATTGAATAATGACATACTTCAAGAATTCATTTTGAATCGATTAAAGAAAGGTCGATGCGATGGAAAAGGAGGTATTTCTCAAAAATACGCTCAAGACATTATCACTGTATTAAAACTTACTTTAGGAAAAGAAGTAGAAATACAGCTTCCTTATTCTCCGCCTAAGGAGGTAGAGATTTTTGAAAAATCAGATCAAGTAGCATTGATTAATTCCCTCCAATCTAATATCTGTCATAAGAACTTTGGCATATTGCTCACAATTCACACCGGCTTGCGTATAGGTGAGCTCTGTGCTCTTAGATGGTCTGATATTAATTTCGACACTCAACTTTTACATATTAATAAAACGATGATACGAACATACACTAAGGAAGATGGATCAAAACTGAATATCACACCACCTAAGACACGTTCTAGCATACGCACGATTCCTTTAAATAAGTGGATCATGCAATACGCTGTACTATTGCGTGGATCAGAAAACGAATATATCATTACAGGAAAAGAAAAATATATAGAACCTAATAAATACAGGCTCTATTACAATCGTCAACTTAAGGATCTAGATTTACCACATAGAAAGTTCCATTCGCTAAGACATACGTTTGCTACACGATGTATCGAGTGTGGTTGTGATTATAAGAGTTTGTCTGAACTCTTAGGGCATTCAAACGTATCGATTACAATGAATTTATACGTTCATCCACAACTTGAATTGAAACGTAAATGTGTTGAACTGCTAGCAGATTACTATGAGCATTAGTATGTCCTTTACTTCTCTAGGAACATATGGAAAATACAAGCATCAGCATAATCCTGGAACACTTGGAGCAGACTGGAACCATTTCGTAAGCGGCAACCGAATGTATATGGATTATCGAGGAATCAATAATGGAACAAATTATCCCGAGAACATGCGACTCTATATTGGATCATCAGATTTACAGTCAATGAACGATCGAACTGATAATGAAACAAATGCATCTCAAATTGGGATATCTGGCAAAACTGAAAATACAGATAATATCATGCCTGGCATTGGTGTATATATGTTTAGGCGTACCGCTTAGGTATGTCTTTTACTGCTCTGGGAGAGTATGGTAACTATCAACATATATTAACGATAGATGAGTTAGCTAGGCACAAACATAATTACGCTCCTTCATGGGTTACTCAAAGTCAATCAAATACAGGCATATTTGGTATGGCAGGAAGTGGCGAAAATTATACCTACGGTGGGGGGTGTCGAATATGTAGGAGAAAACACTCCATTTGATATCATTCAGCCTAGTATATGTGTGTTTATGTGGAAACGCATATCTTAGTTTATGTATGTCATTTACTACCGGTTCAACAGGTGGTAAATATAAGCATCAGCATGATTATGGACTACAATTTAGAGAGTATTACGGTTTAATCGGATCTAAAATTCTTGTGCAGAATGGTGATGATTGGGCGAATCCAACTAGTGCAGGTTATCAAGTTTCAGAGACTTTTAGTAAAACATCTCATGAAAAAGAAACAACAAATGCTGATGTTTATGTTTCGTATGGTAAAACAAAAATAGCCGATAACATTATTCCTTATTTTTCAGTTTATATGTGGAAGAGAATTAGCTAACTCTCTTCCACATTTTTACAACGATATAAGGATTCTGAATGTTTATAGCATCGTTGTTACAGTTTTCACCACCATTGGTGGTTCCATAGGTAGCGTTTGTTCCTGATGCGATTTGTGCTCTATCTCCAGCACCGGCAATCATTAAAGGGCCACCCATACCTGTATGTGTATGTTGTGGCAATTGAGATTCCAATAATTTAATTAAATAATTACCACCTTCTGCTCCGGACGTAAAGGACATACTTGTAGTACCATCATCTCCTTGACCGGCACCGATCAAAACTCGACCAGGCGCAAACGCTTCCCAAGTACCACCAAACAAGGTTCCTGGATTCGTTGAAGCTGTACTAATATAAATAGAGCCGACCGGATATACCAGGTCGACCAGTTGACGTATTTTTCCTTTCGATTTAAATCTGAATAAAGACATAATACTTTACCTCCTATTGTTCAGTCATAGCTGCATCATTACCAGCTAACAATGACGTAATTTTGTCATTTAATTCTTTTCCCTTTGCTGCAGTCAAAGCAGATATTGTACTTGTTGATGTCAAATTATCAGTAAGAGGGGGCTGTGGTCCAGTGTCTCCCTTATCACCTTTAGCCCCCGTCAAACCTTTGCTTCCATTTTTGACATTAAACGTTTGCTTGACACCATTTGATAGAGTAACGGTAATCATGTTTGTTCCAGAATCAGCAGATGATTCTGTTGTTTGCTCAATGCTTGTAACAGATACCCCATCAGCACCTTTAGCGCCAGGATCTCCTTTAGGCCCCTGAACACCTTGATTCCCTTGCGGACCCATCACGTTGCCAAGATCAACTCGTCTTGCCATGATGACACCTCTATTCTTGGTATGTTGCGATTAAGTGACCGTCCTCTATGCTCAACTCTGGAGTGACACCATCTTTACCAGCTGGCCCCTGTGGACCTTGTGGACCTTGCTCACCCTGATCTCCTTTAGGACCTTGCTGACCTGGTGCACCTGTAGATCCAGTTTCACCTTTAGGCCCCTGAAGTCCTTGATCACCTTTCTCGCCTTTTTCTCCTTGAGGTCCTTGTTCGCCTTGATCACCTTTATCTCCTTTAGGACCTTTGATATTTCCAGCGTTTTTAAATTTTCCATTTGTTGAATCTCCGCCAGAACCTACATAAACCCACAAAGTACCTGAATTATCTAAGTATGCATCTCCTGCTGTACCAGTTCCTGGTAATTCAGATTCATCAACTACAGAACCTTTGATATTTACTCCAGTTCCATCCTCGCCAGCTGGACCCTGTACACCTTGTTGGCCTTGAGGGCCTTGATCTCCCTGATCACCTTTTTCTCCACGAGATGGTTTCAATAAGTCTGTTTCTCCTATGAACCAGTTCCCATTTACTCCAATGCTTGGAACAATACATCCTAAATCTACTTCTCTTGCCATAAAATCAATCCTCCTATTCTTCGTACTTAGCAATTAAATGGCCTTTTTCATTTACATAAAAAGACGGTGCTCCTGCGCCGCCCATTGCTTTAATTTCATCTAGTTCTTGTAATATTTGATTAATTATATCTGGATATGTCTCTTCAAAAAACTCATCTGGTTCCAAGCCTTCAAGGACCTGAGAACGAGCAACCGTGGTATTCCATTCATTCGTTACATCTTCTTCAATCGATTTTTTTGCACATACAATGAAGCGAACTATTCCACGTGCTTTTGCAACTTTTCTACTAATCAACCAGCTAAATGTGATATAGTCACCATTTGCTTTCATATCCTCACAATAATAACGGTCTTTTTCTCCTGCTGCATTTTCATAATTTACAAAGATAAAGAGTTCTGATAGATCGATATTATCGCCAACAATTTTGGGACATTTGAAATATACTCTTTCTACATCTTCATCTGATTCAACCCCCAATGTTGAATATGTGTCTGGAACAAAAATCTCTCTAGTTTCTGGATCAATGTCACAATATTGAACTTCTTGAGATAATGCATCAAACGCTTGTAAGGCTTCTTTTAATGTTTCCATTGCATCGTCACCTGCCTAACGTAGATTTGATTGGTTTCGAACTTTTCTTCCCCATCAACAAATGTGATAAAGAAATTAATCACATCGCTTTGTGCAATTGAATCCGGAACAAAGCATCTGTCATTTATGATTGGAACATATTCGATGGCTTTCTCTTTGATAAAGCAAGCCACCTTACGATAATTCTGTAGATCCTCGTCAAAAGAAAAACAACAACACAAGTATTTTTTCGAACCTTGAATGATATTTTGAAAATCACATGATGGATCTTTTTCTAGTTTCTGCTGATTCACTTTAAATTTAAGCACTCTCATTGTCGGCCTCCACCATGACATCGGTTGATCCTAGTTTCATTTCATTGATCAATTGTTTTACCTCGTTGATTGCTGTTTGTAATTCTTGAGGAGTCACCAAATCATCAGGATTTACATCACCGAATCGACTAATGATGTCATTCATTTTTTGCATCTTGCTATCGATATCAGGTTTCATTTCATTCCATTGATCTGCTGCATTGTTCGCAGCACTAGCAGCACTATTTGCAGCACTTGTAGCATCTTCGGCTGCTGACTTTATCGATTCAAGTTCCTCTGTTGCTTCTATACACTCTTGCGTTGCTTGCCGAACCTCTGACAAGGCTGCTTCATATGGATCATCACTTTGATGCGGTGCTTCTGTTACACTGATCAAAAACGGAAAACTACCTAAACGATCGGATGATTCACTCGTTTCTTTAATAATTAACTGTCCTTTGTAGTTACCTGGTTTTGCAGTGATATTTTCAGGTATTAAAAAAGAGATCACATTATCTTCCGATATGTTGCAGTCTCCCTGAACTTCCTTGCCAGTTGATGTCTCTATTTCATATTTACAATATTTATCCTCTACATCCTCTTCGATCAAAAATTCAGCATTGCGATTAGTATCGTACTGCATGGAGTCGATCACATGAGTGATGTCTTTTTTATTTAAAGATATATATTTCATGATATCCTCCTATATTTCTACTTCAACCCATCGAGCTCCAATTACAATTCCGTTTTTAAGATCGAGCTCTAACACTTTTTTAGTTCCTCCAGAACCTCCTGAGTAGCATTTTGGTCGCAACAATCCACCGTCTGGCCAAGATAGAGAAACGATGTTAAACACCGCACCACCACCTGGATAGGCTGCTCCACCTTGGTTTTGTCCCATCCATTGGCCATTGTAGTACATGGCAACATGACCATATCCTCCACCGTATGCATTGGTCCATACTCCAATATCACCGTTTTGAGGATTACCTGTCACAATATCATGATTGTTCAGAATTCCATTGTTATTCCGTTGCTCCCATAGATCTCGTGCTCCGCCAGTCGCAGTACAATGGATCGGGCTGTATCCTAACCATTGATCATAGAACGCATATCCGTCCCAGCACTGAGCACCGTAATATCCGTCAACATCATGACCGGTCCCGTTGTATGTATCTACGAACGTTTGAAATGACTGTGCCATCAGCTGGCTCCTGTAACCAATCCGTTCACGGTGGTCAATGAATTTTCTACTCGAACCGTTCCGCTCATTCCTTTAGAACCATTGGCATAAATACCATCATTTTTGATGCTAAAAGCGGTACCGTCTGCATCTATTTCGACACTAACACCTGTCACAGAATCATCAATAATTGAAACTGAAGCTTTCCCTGCGATCAAAGATATACGTTTTTGAATCTGGCCAGCTGTAGGAAAGTCTTTTGATTCTCTCATCAAGATATAAGCATCTGAATGATCCTTTCCGACATAAATAACCCCTTCGTTACCATTTCCATAGTTATTCATCTCATTTGCTAATATCAAATACTCACCAATCTTGATAGATTTGTTCGTTTCAAGGTTTCCCTTAAAAGTACCGTCATTCATGACCAGTTCCCCTGTATCCAGGTTCAAATAAAAATTACCTGTCTTATCAGATAAGATACCGGTAATGATGTAATCTGCTATAACAGATTCAAAATCGATGGCGGTACCCCATACCCAGTCCGTATCCGTCTCATTTCTCTTCTTTGAAATCTGGATTCCCTGTGTTCCTGCGCACATCGCACCATATGTAGGACTATCTGGGTCAAGATCTTCAAATAACATGGCTCTTACATCCTGTTTATGTGCCACGTCTTTTTGAGCTTTCAAATTCGCTTTAGCTGCATTGATGATGCCCTGTATCTTTTCTGCAATGATGGTATTGTTCTTAGTATCAACAACTTTAGTGACAGAACTTGTTACTGTACCTACCCTGTCAAAAAAGGAAGCTGTATCGCTTCCTAATGTCATACTGTCAATTTTTTCCAAGATGCAGTCATAATCCATCGAGATTACCCTTTGACTGGTCTCAATCTTCATTTTTTTATGACGGATCTTTCCAGAATCACCAAGATTGATCGTTACCAGATCTTTGAATTCTTTATATGAATCCAGTCTTGATAGATCCACCAAAGATACCGTATATGTTATTTTTGGAAGATCACAGCCATTTTCAAAGTCATTTCTAGCTGCTTCGCGCAAAGCATCATATAGATCATCCAACGTATCGCATACGATGATTCCATTTTCTTTATCATCTTCAGAAGCATCGGCCCTTAGTTTGATATCAGAATACTCAACGATTTGAGGATGTGGTTCTGAATATCTATCTATATATGGACTATCGATGGATTCATTGTCAGGCAGCATATACCCGTTATACGATTTTGGATAAATTCGAGTGATGACCTCGGATTCATCGAAGTCTTCCTCAACACCATTTAGATTGTATCCAAATTCTGCACGAAACCGGTTTTCTGAACCAAGCCTATCATTGATCAATATTTTATTGTTCAGCCAGGCGATCTCGCCACCCCATCGATTGATAAATGAATTATCTACATCGCCATTGATGGCCTGGATCACATTCATCTGTTCAAAATAAGCGGTAGATATCTTTGAAATATTCGACTCACCAATAAAAGATGAACCTTCCAGGATAATATCCAAAGCTTGCTGGCCATTGCAGTTCACAGCCCTTCGATTCCATAAAAAAGGAGCCAAACCTTTGGCTCTTAGAAAGATTGGATATGCAGTCACCTGTATATCATAATCTGACTTATTGTATTTCTTGATCTGATACATAAGCTTTCCGTATGGAGTCGGTACACGGATGATTGCATCTTTTTCAATATAATCAGATCTTTTATCCAATGGATGCACCAATGTAACGGTCCACTCACCATTTATTTCAAAATGTGCGATACATGATGTTGGTAACAATGTGCAATTGCCATTTTTTTCAAAATCATCATTTCCTGGAGAATAAATATCGATCATGCTGCGGTCCTCCAGTTCGGTGCAATCTGGATATCAAATCCGTCCGATACTTCTATTTCATTTTTTCCAGGCAACAAATACATGTCATCGTAATTACCAGATAATTCTGTATTAATCAATGATTCATCCTCTCGATAACACAGATGAAGATCTGTATTAATGATCACAGTTCCTGTTACATTACATGCAGCTATGATGCCATTCACCTTGATTTCACAGTTTCCTTCACCGGTCAAATAATAGGTTGGATGGCATAATGCATATGGATTATACAGAACTCTTGAAAGACTTAGCTTTTCCTTTCCTGAACGCAGATATGCATAAGGATCTAGCGTAAAATCGCATTGAAATGTTCCTATCGTATCTGATGTCCCTCGATCAAGATCTCCAATATCGATCTTCTTTATTTTAAAGAACATATCTGGATCACTGCTTCGCATTAATTCCTTAGCTTTAAACAATACATTCCTGTAATATCTGAATCTTTGATCGACTGTTTTATCTTTGGAGCAAAAATTGAATTCTACAGGTAACGTTATATCATCATATGTTCCAAGATCTTCATAAAATACACCATCTCGCCCAGGAATCGATACCTCGTTATATCTTTTTTTAGGAGTAGGGATAACAGGAGGCTTCACTGGAAGAAGCCCCATCTTGATACATGATCTATCATTTAAGAAAATATCATCTTTCATTTGATCACCCCTTCATCAATTCTAGATTATCCTGTCGGTTTCCAATATGTCTTTCCGTGTTTTTTGAAATGACACGTCCGTCCAATGTAGTCGTTGAATTTACGATCACAGTTGGATTGGTTACCGTGCGGCTGGATGCGGTATAGGATGGCTGCAATGTCATCATATTGGCAAGGTCATATATTTCTTTCTGCACCTTTTGTTTATTGTCCTTAATACCTTTTGTTAAAAGATCCATAAAATCAGGCATCCACGTATCCGCATCGGCCAAAGGTCCCTGATCCGGTATAGAAAAATGAAATACAGATCGAATCCATCCGGTTATGTTGTCAAATATACCAAACAGTCCGCCTAATTTTTCTTTTACACCATTGATAAAATTATCAATCATATCTCGCCCCCACTGAAGGAACTTGCCTGGAAGAGAAGCAATTCCGTTTACAATATTACTTACAAAATCATTGACTGCTTTAACGCTTCCATTCCACATATCAGAGGCCCACTGAGCTATCGCCGAGGCCATATCCGATACCCATTGACTTGCTGAATTCAACGCAGAAGAAAAACCATCTGCTATATTTTGAACCCATTCATTTAGTTTATTCTTTACATTCTCTATCCCGGTATTCCAGGAATTAACGATTCCATTCCATAAATCGGAACACCATTGCTTCAATTCTTCCCATTTTTGCCCGATCCAGTCGCTGATAGCGCCCCAATTCTGAATGACAAGGATCAATGCAGTAATGACGGCTATGATTCCTAGAACGATACCTGCAATCGGCAATAAAGTCGTAGACAATGCGCCTGTTCCTACAGCTGCACCACTGCTTGCAAATCCAATGGCGGTGATGATCGGAGCCAGGCTCGACAGTGCTGTAATGATGCCAAGGATCGCTACCACTGCAATCTGAATCGGCTCTGGCAAAGAAGTGAATAGCTGAATAATGACTGTCATAATCTTCATCACTTCCGTGAACAAAGGCATAATCGTTTCAGATAGATCTGCCAGTGTTTTGTTGTATTCCTCCTGAGCAAGATTGGCATCGACTAGATTTTTATTGTTGGATAACCATGCATCTGCCGATTCCATCAACCCTTGTTTGGACATTTCCTGCAAAACGAGATTGGCACGTTCACTCTCACTTGAACATTTAGCCAACTTTTCATTGAATGCATCTTCACTGGTTCCTGCCCAGTTCAGCATATCTGCAAAGGTTCCTGTAACAGTACCAACACGAATCGTTTCATTCACAGACTCTGCCAAACTGTCGATAGGAATGGAATCTCCATATTGTGCCCAGGCTCCAATTGCTCCTTTTGTTATCTCAGTCAATTTGCTTTGTTCCAAGCCGATAGCTTGTAAGTTAGAAGTTGTAGTTGCTGCCGTCTGCGTATCTCCCAAAACAGAATACAAAAGATTATATGTGCTCGTTGTTTCCTCGTTGGTATATCCTAATCCTTCGGATGCGGTTTTTAAAGAGCCCATGATCTTTAGATACTCTTTGGATTCTTCGACAATGCCTTTCATATTGTCGATCATACCGGAAGCAAACTCACCAACAGCATCGGCACTGAACGCTTCTTTCAGAGAATTATTTAAATCATCAGCTGAATCACTTAATGAATCGATTTCATTCTCCGTAGAATTAGCAGAATCCCCAACCTTTTCAAGACCTGTTGCTGCATCTCTTGAACCGGATGCCATTTCATCCAGCATTTTATTGTTTTTATTAATGTTGTTTGAAAGTTGATTTGTATAGTTTTTAGTTTCATTGATGGAAACCCTCAACTTTGAGATCGTTGTTTCGGTGGATGCATAGGCATTCTGTGCTTTCTGCACTTCTGCTGAATTTTCACCGAACTCAGCTGTTAATCGTGCGATTTCATTTCTCTGCTCTTCCAGAAACTTTGTCTGCTTGGCAAGTTGATTATTCAACAGTTCAATCTTTTGTTGTTGCAGATCATACTGCTTCTGCATGGTCTGGTTCTTTTGGATCAAGGCCTCTTGACTGTTCGCATTCTCATCGAACTGACTGGATACCGACTTTAATTCAGAACCATACTCTTTTAAACTTTGATTGATCTTTTGGATCGCAGAATTAAATTCCTGCTCCCCCTTGATGGATATTCTCGGTCCAATATCGTATGCCTTCTATCCACCTCCTATTTCAGATCTATGTCTATATATGAATCATCTTTTACAATTGATTCATCGCAATATCCATTTAGGATCAAATTGCAATCAATGATTTCAGATAATTCACCTCTCGGCATATGCATCACAAAAGAGGGTTGCATCCCCATACTTATAGCACGGCTATAGAGATATAAGTCTTGATCACCTCTTAATGTTTTTTCTTCTTTTTTTTTGATGTGACAGAATTTACTGCTTGAATGGATTTTGAATTTGAAACATTTACACATAGCTGAATTTTCTTGATCAGGTATTTCAGATTTTCCTCCGTTGCAGAAATCATATGCATGATTTGCTCTTCACTAAGAGGTTTGATCTTTCCATCAATTGCCGGACTATGCGGATAGTTTGTTAAATTCATATTATTGCAGTAATAACACCCACTTGTCATCATAGCAGTTAACATTCGAATGATGATGTCTGCCGAATCCGAAAGGCTTTGATTTTGTTTAGCTTTTTTCGAAACTTCCTGAATACCATCCATATGTTTTAAACAGGCTAAAGAAAAAACCATTGGATAGGATTTCCCTTCAATATCGATATAAGTTACTTTCGTAAGCATTGATCAATTCTCCTTTTTTATTCAACTGGATCAGTAATATTCAATTTATACTTGATATATTTAACTGCATTATCTTCTGTTGAGAAGTCTGCACTGAATTTCCAAGGGTGCTTGTAAGTAACATCGTTCTGTTCTGAGCGAAGGATCTTACCGGAAACTTCCTGTGTCTGCCATTCCACAGATTCCCCTTTTGTAGTGGCTGAATCATTTGGAAGGTTGTACAATACACGAGCCAGTACAATTGCTCGATGGAACTCTTCCCCATCAACCTGATGCAATTCGATCAATCCAACACCTAATTCAGATGGTTTGATATCATCGTCATATACGATTTCCTCAATATCGTCTTCAATCCCTTCGATTTCCGGTGTATTTTTCTTTGCACCTAAAATTAATAAAGATGTTTCATTAGTTAGATCGCCGGTCGTATGTGTTAGAGTTCCGCTTCTAAAACTTCCTTTTTCTGTTTCGGCAATTCCATTATTTAAATACAGATCATTATCATCGTTCGATTCCAATTCTGTTGAATACGATGCCAGTTTTTCAGTTTCACAACCTTCAGTATATTTGACACCGCTACCCGGATCATACTGATATTTTGCAAAGAACAATCTTGATAGTCCCTTTTTTGCCATTATTTAAACCTCTTTTCTATTTCTTTATTCAATGTGGTGTCCATTGTCTGGATCACTTTATTTCTGTTTTTACGTACAACTTTTCCAACAAAATCATATTTCTTTCGAAAGGATGTACCAGCAATGATCGAACGAACGAGCATCGTGATTGGCACCCCTTTTGATGAATACTTGCGAGTTTTATGCCCATATCCGTTAAAACCAACTTTTGAAGAAACATCATCTGATTTATATTCGATCTTGGCGATACCAAGACCTTTTAGAACTTCTCTTCGATCCGTGTCTGTCGGACCTTTTCTTGGATCATCTCCTGACCATGAATTGATCTCACTACGCAATGAATCGGCTATGATATCGGCTCCATCGTAAACAGCCATCTTCATGATCGATACGGAATCTTCTTTTGATAATTTATCCAACATAGCTACATATTCATCGAACCCTTTACCTAACTCGATCTTGGCCATCAGGATACCTCCCAGTTCCAGGTGTAATGGATATATCCGGTTTCCGTTTCATACTGAACATTGAATAATGAAAAGGATATATCGTTATTGTCCATCGTCTCTTGGATCTCATCGACCAATGAATCAAATTCTTTTTTTGTAAATAGATCCACAGAACCTTTTATGACCTGTTCATCCAGATGATTATTCAGAACCAGCGAATCCGATTCCGCTTCTTCTGCCCATACAACATATCGATGGCTCGAACTGGTGGATGCATCATAGTGATATACATCATCAATACTGATCGACTTGATCGCATCATTGAATTTCTTGATTTTCGATATCAAACTTTTCATTGATATGTGCCAGTGCCAGTTCTGTATATTCGATTCCATCTTCATCTTTTACATGCTTCACAGTTGAAATCCTGCACTGTGTTCCATCTTCAAGAATGACGATATCATCGACATGAATCTGACGATTCCTTTCTATATTGATTACGTCTTCCAGCTGTTCATCGAGCCTCTTTGCTTCGTAATAACGTCCATATCCCAATACGCCATATGAAAAATAATGCCAAGATTTTAAAGAAAGAACCGGCTTAGGCAGTTCTCCTTTGCCGGCTCTATTGATTTTTTCATAAACCTTGACGATTCCATCATCAAATGTCATTTCATCTTCTGAGAGAATAAGATATCTCTAAGCTCCTGTTTCAGATGAGATGGGATAGATGATTCCAGATTCGCACGTTTACGGAACAAAAAAGCTGCATAATCGATCTGTGCCATATGATACTCGTACGTATCTTCTTTTTTGATACCTCTTCTTTCCATCAAGCCTTCTGCCTGATTTAAAAGAGCTTTTAAAAATTGATCGTTGGCGGTTGTATGTAGCTGTAGGTTCATTTTCAGAATTTCTAGTTTTTCTTCATCATAAAGAAGCATGATTACTCAGCCGCTTTCTTAACTTTAACGGTATATGTGATTTCTCCCATTCCATTCTTCACAGTAACTTTCAATGCTTTTTCAGTTGTGTCGAATTTGATCGTTGATTCATTATTGATTTTATTGCCATCATATTCCAATGTGACTTTTGCTGTATTCTGTGCTGCAACTGCACTTACCTGAGCAGATGCTCCTGTTGCAGTTACAGTGTAAGCATATGTTTCTGGATTGAATGATAACGTTTCATCGCCTAAAGTCAAAGACTGAAGTGTTGCATCATTTGCTTTATCGGCTGCAAATGGAACGGTAGTAACTGGTGCATCTGTATCGATCGTCATGATACCAAAGGATTCAGCAATGACTGGTTTACCATCACAGCGTTCCGTTCCTTTGAATACTGTCTGATCGTCTAAGAATCGGCATTCTTTTGACTGTTCGATCTTCTGACCAGCACGGTTTACAAACAAGTAATTGTCAAAGTGTCCAAAGATGATCGTGTTGTCTGGTACGAAATCCAATTCAACGATATCTCCACCTTTTACAGGCATCGTTCCGTTCATTCCAGAAACGATCGCTGCATTCATGTTGACTCCCATTGCTTCAACTGTCAACGCATCATGTGTCGCTTCGTTCATTATCCAAACTAATGTACTGTTTGAATATTTATTACGAGTCACAGAAGAGTTCTTGATGATTTCCTGGAACAATTCCAAACCTTTCTTTCCTGTTCCAGTAATAACATGTGTTGTGGATAGATCTTCCCAAGGACGTGCTGTATTAGGATAATCAGCTGGCTGTTCATCCTGTGCCAAACGTGTTACAACACCTAAAGGCATCTTCGTTCCATATCCATAAAGGATAGCTTTATCTTTGGCTTTACCGATTGCCTTACCTAGAGCTTCAACGATATCGGCTGCCAAGTTTTCATCGCTGTCTTCCAATGTAGCGTTGCAGATAGCAAAGTATCCACCTACTTTATATCCATCTACTTCTACATCATTGAATCTTAGATCCATTTCATTCAATGAACCGCACATTTCAGTCCAGATGGCTTCTGGCATATCGTTCATGATGTTTTGACGACCAGTACCTGACAAGTTACGAACTGTAACATATTTCAATAATTTAGAATTTTCTTCTGAGATCTGCTTGATAATTGGAAGCATGACTTCTGGAATCAATAATCCTGCATTTTTGATTGCTCGTTTTTCCTTGATCGCTGTACGTACTTCACCTAGGAAATTTTTTACATCATCACGTGCAAAGAATGCATCGCGTTCCTGGATGGTATTCCCAAAATATTTACTACGTTTTGTCATTAAATGAATTCCTCCTTGTTTTCTTTCCTGTTCTTTGTTTGGATCTTGCATTGGATTTGGTTCAGTCGGTTGTTTCTTTTCTGCCTCTTCGATTTCTTTTTCAAGGTCATCGATATCTTTTTCAAGATCCTGTTTTTCTTGTTCATGTGCTTCTTTTTCCTGTTCGAATTTATCGACCTCTTCCTGAACCGTTGTTTTTTCTTCTTCGGATGATTCATCGGTCAACTCTTCAACAGCCTGTGTTAATTCCTGTTCACGGACTTCAAAGTCCTTATCTTTTGCTCTTAGCTCTTCTAATTTCTTTTTAGCGGCATCGCGTTTTTTACGAGCCATCAAAATTCTTAAACTCATTGGTTATCTCCTTTCAGTTTTTTCAATAGATCTTTTTTGAACACGTCCACTTTTCTCTGCTCGATTGATTTCAAATCGTTTTTTCGAGCGGATACGGATGTGTCTTCGTAAGCAGGAAAGGTGCAAACTGAGACCTCATACAGATCAACCTTCAAGATCGTCCAGTGAACTGAACCATCTTCCCTTTCCTCGAATTTTTCTTCCTGAATATCAAATCCAAAAGAACATTGATCCACGTCCCCTCTTTGAACACGAGCGTATAAGTTCATCGCATCTTGATCGGACTCATTAATTTCGATGTCTCCCCAAAGCCCTCTAGAATCAATGCGTAATGTCAATGTTCCAGCTTTGTTTCGGCCTAAAACCAAATGCGTCTGATGATCAATCAATGCACGTACATCATTTCCCAATGTTTCATCAAATGCATGTGGATCAATACTTTCAGAAGCCTTGTCCCATAATTCGTAATTTGAATTGAACACTGCAAAGTATCCACTGATGAATTTTTTCCCTTCATCTTCACGAGTTTCAAATTTAGAATGGATACTTCTTATCTGTCTTTCACCTCTCATTTGTTCTCACCTCCTTGACTCAATTTCTTCTGATCTGCGATCATTCCTGCTGGTATGTAATTCTCAAGCATGACAAGTTCGTCTAGTCCTTCCTTCGGTGAATAGTCCATAGAGTCTCTTGCTTCGTTTCTACTGATGATGCCTCGTGCCATCAAATCACATGCCACCGTCGACAGTGTTTGAAGATCGTAAGACATCAACGATCTGCGATTGAATTTGAAATACCAATCTGGATTGATCAACAAGGATCGTGTGAATGCCTGCTGGATTGCAGTGCAAATCACATTGATTCGAGTGTTGATAAAGTTGTTCCATTCGTCTCGATTGAAATTTCCAACACCCAAAACAAAAGGTGGCACATCTAATAAAGAGGCCACCGTCTTTTTATCCATTTCAACACTTGAACTGATCGCTAGATCGTTCAGTGATAATGGTTTCACTTGTACTACATCAAAGCCATCGGCTGGTATCAACCAAGGTTCTCCGGCTTCGTTTGATAAAACATATTTTTCTAGCAACTTGGATCTTCCTTCTTTTGAAGAAAATTCATCGGTCATACTATCAACTTTGACAATGATCGATGGTTTCCATTTGCTCTCCATAAATTCTTTTTTTGTCGATGAAGCTTGGTTCAGTGTATTTGCTACTGACTTCAAAGACTTTCGATATCCAGTCCCTTTCCAAGGGTAGTAAGGATCTGGATTCATGACTACATGGATCAACTCATCATTTGTGTAGTATTGTCCATAGTATCCCATTTTATATCCAAAGCCATCTTGGATAAATGAAACAGTACCAGGTGACAATAAATACAAGCCTTCCAGTAATCCACTTTTCGTACTCGGAAAAATCACTGCATTTCCGTCACCTTCTAAAAGTAAGCAGCGCACGATTCCGGCAATAAATGTCGAACGTGTCATGTATGGATTTGGAGTCACATCCACCATTTTTGATAATGCATTTTTAATTCGATAATCACCATTCTTACGATTTTCCATCAAGTAGATCGTCATGGTTCCAATTAAATTGGCAATCTTATTGACTGCACTTATAATTTCTGGATTCTGCGATAAAGGAACATACCCATCGGCAACGATGGAATCCCAGTCACTCACACATAATCCAAAGGAAGATCTATCTTGTTTCGAAGTAGATCTAGTTTGCTTACGTTTAATATTCTTTTTCTTTGACAAGATATCACCTCCTACTAATCAATAAACATGGATGCAGATGTCGACTTTTCATTTGCAATCAACATTTGCTTACATCCGATCACGCTGCAATCGAACAAATCGATACGTTGATTCGGCATGACTTTTTGGAATCGAACAAAGTCGTCACTATCTTCAACTACTTTGACATTCCCAACACAGTATTCATAAGCCTTGTTATGAAGATAATAGAACTCCTGCATATTGAATTTCTTTTCTATTTCTCTGAAAGCTTCTGTCTTTTCAACGTACAACTGCTTTTGATCTCGAATCTTGAAGCCAGCACGTTTCATCTTCAAGATGAATTCTCTTGAATAGCGCCTGTCATATCCGACCCATCGGATCTTGAATCCAGCTTTTCGAACTTTGATAAACCAATTCACAACTTCTTCATATTCGATGACATTACTATTACAGATCGTCAGCCATCCTTCTTCTTCCCACCAGAATACTGGAATGTTATCCTCATCTGCTTTTAGGTTGGCAACAGATTTCGGAATAAATGCATGGCTGATACAGATATCGACATTCTTATATCGACCATAGATACATACCCCAGTTAAGTCGTGCAGTTTGGACAAGTCCGCACCGCCATACCACTTGATCGGTAGCTTTGCCAGTTCTTCAATCGTCCAATCATACTTCATATCCGATGCCACAACCAAAGGCATATCGAAATATGTATCGATTTGGTTTGTGAACACATTCAATGATTTCGCAAAATAGTCCTTCCTTTGTTGCGGATCATTCTGCGCCTGGATCGCATCGTTCATTAGATCCGCAGCACGTACACTTTGACCAATACCTGGATTTGCCATTGCTTGAACATCTGGATTTAAATAATCCAAATACTTTCCACCTTTTTCATTGGTCGACATATCGGCTTCGGCAATAAAGATGAAGTATTGTTCATCTTCGATTTCACCATCCAGTACGCGTTTACAATATTTGACCTTTTGAGCTAAGAAACTGTTTGGATCATCACCGGCAGTCGAAATACCGATCATGAGCTTATTGGTATAAGCTTTCATCGCTTCTTTGAAAAGGTTATATTGCTTCGGCTTCTTGAACGCATGGATTTCATCGGCAATCGCAACGTTACAGTTAAATGAATCCTGCGCATCTGGATTTGCAGCCAAAGCTTTCAGCTCAAACATTCCATCTGCAATTTCTGCTTTAATGGAATGTTCATTGTTATTGTCAATGATGTGAAAGTGACCACCATCATTGTCATCTTCACCCATGTGCTTGATGTTGTATTTTAAGAAATTGAATGTTTCCAAAGTCTGATTTAATGCAGCTGCAACAACGTATACCTTTGAACCGCTCTTTCGATAAAGAAGTCCAAGCGCATATGCCAATGAAGCAGAGAAACTTGTCTTAACATTTTTTCTTGGAATGAATATCAAAGCTTCATGAAACTTCTTGATCGAAGTTCCTTTGTGATAAAATCCTAAAATGTTATACACGATAAATTTGTGAAAAGGCATCAAAAGAAAAGGAGTCCCACGTAATGGTTCTCCTTCTTGTGTCTCCCCCTGCATATGACAAATCGTTTTTTCAATAATGCCAATGACAAAATCCGCATCTTTCGAATCGAATTCATATTTGTCATTTTCAAGGTCTCTATAAAATCTTTCGATCCCTTTTAACTGGTACTCATTACATTTGACCTTTCCAGAAAGCCTTTGCTCGCAATACCATCGGACATCCGATGCATACTTGCCACTAAATTCCGCCACTTAGCGCCTTTTCTAACATGGATACTTTCTTCGTTTCTAAGCCATGCCTTTGCAATGTTTTGAGTCCTTTCGGTGTCAATCCCAATGTATCTTCTAAGACGAGCAATTGTTTCTGTAAATTGTCAATTGATTTGAAATATGAAGGCGGAATGTCTTCAGAGTTTTTTAGAGATTTTGCGATTGATCTATTTAAAGAATCATATTGCATTCTTACATCCGCATATCTTCGGATCGTTGGTTCGAACTCTTTTTTGAAAGTGCCCAGATTCTGCATGTTTTCTTTGGTTTTCTTAACAATTTGATATTTTTTATCATACACTTTTCTGTTGGCCATTTTTCGAACCTCACCTCCTTGCCTCTCTTGAACTCCAAAAATAAACCAGAGTTGGAAAAACCA